TAACCATAGAATCTACATTATCTTGTAATTCTTCTAAAGCTAAAAATTCTCCCTGCGAAAGACCATTATTTTTTATTCTGTCTTTTTCTGTATAATTATCATCTATTAAATTTAATTCTATATTGTCGTTATAGTTATCTATGCTAAACCAAGAATTTAAAACTGAATCGTTAAACAATATACTAGCTTGTTTAATTTTTGACTCTGCTAACTTTGTTTCTTGGTCGTTAAATACTTTTTGTATTGCAAGATTTTGTTTTGGTAATATATGTTCTCTTATTAAACTAGCCCTTATACCTCTTGTATTAGCTAGTTGTGAGCTTTGAAATTCAGTAAGTGCTTTATCAAAAGCTTCAGAGTTTACATCAAATTGAGATAAAGGTTGTTGTATGGTTGTACCATTTGGTAAATCAACATTTACAACATATTCATCAAAAAACTTTTTTGTTTTTGCTGCTTGTCCATTGGCTATATTTATTGCTAATTGTTTTTCTATTCCATATTGCATAAATCTATTTGTGCCAAGAAACTGTCTGAAAGTTTTTTTATCAGCTTTTGCTTCTACTTCTTTTCTTATTTCTATAAGTTCTTTAGGTGATGCACCTAATACTTTTAACTGTCCTTCTTCTATATCTCTTTGTCTATTTTCTTTTCCTTTTATTTGTATAAAATTTTGCAATGTAGGATTTACTTCTGCTAACATTTCAGCCAAATCTGCCATGCTACTTTTTTGGATAGCAGTAACAGGTTGCACATAAGTATTTACTGGTCTTCTAAAACTTTGCCCTGCTGTGCTTTGAAAGCTTGAAGTCATAATTTACTGTCTAAAGAAACTCTCTTCACCCATACCAAGTTCGGTATTAAAGGCACTTGTAGCAGCACCTAAAAGAATTGAACCTGTTGTAGGTATTCGATTGTAAGCTTCTATAGTATTACTTCTTAATCTATTTCTAATGCCTTGATATTCTGCTTCAGTTTCTTTTACATTAAATAAGTATTGTCTGTCCATAGATTCCATACTTTGTCTTATTTTTTCATTATAGTTTGCACCTTGTCTTGCTTGATCCATTACTAATAAATTTGTGGTAACACCAACTTGTCCTCTAGATAATAAAGCTTTAGTGGCTTTTAATGTATCAATAGTTTTAGCAAATTTATCTTGTCTAGCAGATACTTTTTTTTCTTCTAAACCTTCAGACAAACCTAGCTGTTTGGTTCTTTTGTTATCTTCAGCAGATTGTGTACCTTGTAATTCTTGTTGGTAAGTACCTTCTGCGTTTTCTTTTGCAGCACCACGCATAGCAAGACCTTGGAAAAGACTTAAACCTCCACTAATACCAGCAGCAATAGAACACATTTAGGCGATCCTCAGAAATTCATAAAATGGTTTTTCATGTTGACCATACTTTTCGTGATACTTTATAAAAACAAAACCGAGAGCTTCTAGCCACTTTATAGCAGCATGATTCTCTGCATATACAAAATTATATAGGACTTTATAAGATTTCAACAAATTATCTACCCATTCTCTACCTTTTCTAATAAGTTGTATTTTATATTTTTTATTTTCAAATAATTCATCTGTCATGATACACCATATACAACCATCTTTTATAACTCCACATAATCCCATAGGTTGATCTTTATCACCAGCTATAGTCAATACTTTTTCGCCATACAAATAAGACAAACGCAAAGCATCTTCTGGATCTTGTCCTGTTTGATATTTGCTTTCAAGTCGATCCATCATTCTCATGTTTTGACATACATAGTTAAGATCTGATAGTTTTGATTTTCTTAAATATCCCATTAAGCTCTTCTACTCCTCATGTGAAATACTCCTTCATATTCTGCGCTAGCTAACAATGTAGGTAAAAACGTATTGTTCTTTACATCTATATCTACTCTATCCGACTTGCTCATAATAGGCACTTTGAATGTACCTGTATCTAAATTAATTTGACCAATAGAAGCAGAAGCAGCACCAAGCAAACGACCAGTAAATTTATGTAAAGATGTGTCTCTATTTTCTGGTGTTACTTCTACTTGAAAGAAACCAGAATCTTCATACTTAATATAAAAATGATGTATCTGTAATCGACCACTTATAAGTTCAGAAGCACCACCACCGCCTTGAGTTAATCTTTGTTTACTAAATCTATAGTGCATTTCATAAGGTTCACCAATAATAAATTTACTATTTCTAAAATCACCTGTTGCTGTAATTGTAGAAGTAGATCCATCTGATGTATTGGTAGTTGTAAGTGCTTGTCCTGATACAAGAGTTTTGGTATTTCCTTCAGCATCTACAAACGTACTTGTTTCATTGCTGGCAAGATAGCGACCAATAATATTCATGTTAGCTCTTAATCTATAAGGAACTGTAAATGTAGAAATACCAGTAGCAGAGTTATAAGCAACAGATACACCGCTAGTAGCTTCAGTTACTTTATGATCTAAATGATATTCAAACTCTGCATTAGGTTCTCTAAAATTAGTTTCAAATGGTATTTTTTCTAGGGTTACACCATTAGCTTCTTCTATTACCAATATCAAATCAGTACCAATAAAATCAATATTTAAGATAGATCTATTGCTATTTATTGTGTAAGTAAACCAAGCGTTCAATGCTTTACTAAACCCTTCACCATATAGCCATCTGTTTACATATAACTTATTTGGATTTTCTGTACCAAGCAAAACAAGAATATCTTGGTTGTTTGATACTGCCATTTTAAAAATGCCACTTGGTATTAGTCTTGGTACATGAATTGTTGTATTTGCAGCATCTTGAATTTGTTGACCACCTGCAATAATATATTCTCTAATACCTGCAAAGGAACCTTTTTTAGTTAAGAAATAAATAGAAGAACCAGAACCAACAGGCTGTGCTGCTGCGTTACTTTCAAACTCAGTTTGTACCAGTACGTTAGCTGTTGAAGGGGTAAGGTTATCTGCTGAACTTGATAATACAAATTGCGTTTGTTCAGAAAACAATATAAGTTTTTCTCCCATAGTTACTGCGTGTTTAAGTATTGCAACCTTTGTATGAGATGCAGCTACGTCTATGGGTTCAGTATCTAAAACTGATATAACTGTTTCTGGAAAGAAATTAAAAAACTCTGAAACTGTTGAAAGTATTACATTGTCTGCTGCAAGAAATCCAAGTCTGTTTCTAAAGAAAAATACGTTATTAATCTTATTACCAATAAAAGAAGGATTTGGTGATGATACTAAATCACCTACAACACGTTCACCCCATTGAGGTAATGTAAAATCAGTTCCAGATATTGTATATGTATCTCCATCTACTCTTGCAAATCTAAAATTACCATCAGCCTGACGTATAAGAACGTGTGGCATTGTGTCGTAATTAAATTTAAAAGGTATGCCAGCTTCTACAGTTTCTTGCCATTGCCCTTCTTCAAAAGCATTGCCATTATTAGTTGCAAATTTAACGTAATAATTATCAAAGGCTGTACCTTCATCACCAACAATCTCTACTACATACCCATTAGGCGATACATTAGGAAGATCAGTAAATTGCTGTACTGTATCTTTGATAATAGTCATTTTGGTATTACCCTGAGAGTCGTTACCATCTATTGAAAAATTGCTACCATCATTTTTTTTAATATGTATTACAGGACCATTTCTAGCAATCGTAAAACCTGTAAGACCAGAATTTAAACCACCTGCAAGATCAGAAGCTACAGTATCAGTTGATAAAGGATCATTACCAGTAGTGTCATCTGTAACTGTTACACCATCTACAGTTACAGAATAAGTTGTCTTAGCTGTTGCTTGTTTTATAAATATGACTGCTTGAGTTATATTGCTAGCACTATTTGATACTGCTGTATCCATTGCAGTTGTAATACTTGTATTAACAACAAAAGTAAAGTCAGCAATAGTTACTGTCTTCATTACACTTCTAGGGTCTGAAGTGTTTAAATAATTAGTACCATCTGGTTTGTTTACTGTTTTTTCTGTACCATCTAATTCAAAAACCTTGACATCACCATTACTAAATATTGCTACATATTGTTCAGTAGCATCTCTATTTATAGTTTGTATATGAACATTACCAAGAGTAGAGCTACCAACTGTAGCTAAAAATTGTGATCCTGATCTTTTTGAAAGACCAAGAACAGGGTTGCTATCAGCATTGTCTTGTATGTCAGCATGATCTGCTTGTTTCAAAGCATCAGAAGACTGAGATATACCTCTCAATAATGTAGGTATAGCTCTTGATATAACACCCATAGTTATCTAATTAAAGCACTAGAAGGATTGTAAGTATCAAAGATACTGGTAAGAGAAGGATCACCTCTTAGTATATTGTGATCTCCGTTTGATAAATCAGTCTCCATTAGTATTGCTCTAGCTCTTGCTTCGTCTTGCTGTGTGTAAGTTCTTAATGCTTGGTCACTTACAAGTCTATCAACAAATTTTCTTGCAGCTTGTATATTTATATAGTGTCTAGCTGGTTCTGGTATTTCATCAAATTCTCTAAAGTAAACAACAGTACAAATTAAATCCTCATCAAATTCATATTTATTATTTTGTCTGTCATATAATTTTGTGCCACGTTGTATAGGATCTATCGTTGGATGATGGTTAACATTAGCATCAATCCTAAGAATGTTTGTTGGCAAATTAATTTGATTTGATCCATCTCGTGTAAAGGTTACATCTATTTCTGTATTAAAAGACCAACCTTCTGATTGAATACTTTTATTTGCTTCAAGAAGAGTTGACTGTGCAGTAACGGCATCTGCTGGAAGTAACCCTACAAGACTGTTAATAGGAGCTTCTCCTATTGCAGCCAACATAATGTTGATACATTGAAGTTCAGTGGTTGCAGCTACAGCCATAAATTAATACTCCATGTTGTATGCTTTCTCTCTTTGTTTGGCTCTTATTCTACTAAACTTAGCTTTTTCAGCAAGCGTAGCTTTTCCTGTATCTGCCATTTGCTGATTGTAAGCTTTAATAAAGTCTTCACCATCAAGAGCCATAATACCTTTTTTCTTTTTTTTGCCAAACATAATTAATACCCTTTGCTTTTAATTTTAAGTGAGTCTCTCCCACCTTTTTGTTTTTTCTTTTTTTTCTTTGATGAATGATACATGGGATTATTTTATTTTAAGTGTAGCTTTATTACGAGCTTGTGCTTGTTGCTGTTTCATAGTTTGCATTTGTCTTTGTTTTGCTTGTTCCATTTGTTTTTTCATTCTTTCTTCCATTTGTTTCTTTTTTATTTCTTCTAACATTTTTTTTCGTTGTTGCTGTTGCAACTTTTGATAACTTGAACCTACATCCATAATAAAAAAAGGGTATCTAATAATAAGATACCCTAAAAATTGAAATTAAGAAGCAGATAGCTTAATAGTAGCTGCACATTCTGGTCTTAGGATTCCATGACCAAGAGCATACTTAGCAACCATTAATGTACCTTGGTACATAATTCCGTAGTCAGAACCAGAGATCTCAGTTGTCATATCCATTAGTTTTACTGTACCAACAGCAGACTTGTGGAAAACAAGACCAATAGTTTTACTATCGTCACCTGAGTAAGTATTGTTCGCACCACTTGGGTTAG